GACAGCTTTATGCCTGGCATGGTAGAGAACAACTACAAACTCTCAGGCCGGGCACTAGGCCACGTCGTTACCGGCGAAACCATCTGGCATGGCAAGCCAGGTGTTAACTTTCTGTCACGCTTCTTTTCCCCCCAAGTATGGTTGGGGGATGATTCTTCTTGTTCTGACATACTTCGTCAGATACGCAAGTTCCACACCACTGCCACCGTCGGTGCCGATCCTAGGCTTAAGTTGCTAGAGAAAGCTCGCTCCTTTGCCTTAACCGATTGGCACACACCCATCATAGGTGATATAGTCCGCCAGGTACACTTGATCCAAGGCGGGTTCATCGCCCTCAAGTATGATGAGTCTGTTAAGACTGAGAGGTGGTGGGACAGGTACCCCATGCAGGTGCAGTTCCCTAACCGGGAGGGCACCTGGATGCAGGACATAGTCACGGAGACTATGCCGGAGTTCAACTACGGGGCCTTCCAGCACTGGATACAGGGGTGTACTACCCTGGAACAGGTGATGGAAGGGTACGGCATGGAGGAAGAGCCGAAACCCAAACCCGCGGACGTGGTATCGAGCATAATCGAGGACGACACACTGTTGTTGCCCAAAGATGAGTTCGAGGCTAAATACGTCGACGGGGAACTCGGAGACCTGCCAGTGCTGCGGGCCCGTCACACCGGTGACGACGCCGAGAAGGATACCCCGGACACAAACACGCGTGATACCGGGCCCACGGGTACCTCCGCTAGGAAAGGCGGCAGGGGACGTGGGAAATGCGCAGGTGGGGTGAACCCAAAGCCACATTGTGGGCAGGGTAACACCATAACCAGGACGACCGACTTCAAGTACGGTGACGTTCGCGACAAACCTGTAGCAAATACCGGGCCCGGCGAAGCAGCCGAAGGGGGCCCGAAGGCGGTAAAGACGGTTGAGGACACGACCGCCGTGACCCCCCGGGGAGGAGGGGAAGCGAGCATCAAGGGATGCACCCGGCCGCCTAAAAGGCGCCGCAGACGTGGGAAGCGTAAGAAGAGGACGCAACCCGCCGAAGCGGCGCCCTAGGGCCGCCTTTTCGGGAGGAAGTGTGTAGCGCCCACTGGGGGGCGCGTTCATAAAAACACACCAGTCCTAAGCACAAAACTACTCATCAACACAGAATAATTAATACAC